TGTTTTTAATAAAATAGACCATAATTAAGCACTTAAAATTATTATTTTAGTTTTTATACACCATATCGACCCCCAATACACTTGGTAATATTAGATATTAATATTTATAAATTAAGCAAAAAAAAATTACGCGTAAAATTACTTTTTATTGTATATATAATAATATTAATAAATTACTTTTTCACCTAAAAAAAATAAATAAAAAAAATATTAATAATTTTATATCTAATGGATTAAATATATATGTAATAAATTAAATATATATGTAATAAATTATTTTTTATAATAAGTTTCATTTTGTTCTTGTATACTATGCCCCATTTTATGACTTAATGCTTTCATTTTTTTATATGATTCGTTATCCACTTTACTTGATATATATATGTGTCTTAGCATAGACGAAGATATATTATCTTTACCACTTATTTTAAATATTTTTTGTAAATATTTAGTTAATGAATTTTTAGTTAATTTTTTACCTTTTGTATTATATAATAAATATTCTTTGTCAGCATTATAATATCTCCATAAATTAATTACTGAATTTAATTTTTTTGATATTTCAACTTTTTGACTACCATATTTTTTTTTAGTTTTATAATCTCCAAAATAAAAATATTTTCTATTTCTTGATGCAATTACCAAATAATTATTATTATTTTTTTCAATTTCACTTAATTTATTAAAATCTTTTTCTAATATTATTTTAGTGTCAGCATATAAATTCCGTCTTGGAGGTTGTAATAAATATAAACTTGCTATTAAATAGTCTTGTAATAGTCTGTTTTGTTTTTTATTTAATGTTTTACCATCTCTTTTATGTATATTTTCTTTTTTAATTTCTCTAATGTAATAATTTAAAACTTTCATTAATTCTTCTAAATCAATCCAATTTTTGCTCTCTCTTTCTGTTTTTTTATTATCTTCTATTCTTTTATAATATTCTTTACTAATTGAATGTAATTTATCATTATATTTTTTATATAGGTCTTTTTTTAATTTATCTTCGGTTGTAAGTGCTACTAATACACTTGCTAATTTTGCTTTTTGCGTGGCTGGTTTAAAATCTTGTATCTTTTTAATAATATCATTATAGTTATACAAAAAAGAAATATTTTCAAAATCTTTTTTATCATTTAATACTCTTAATGATTTAATATAACTAGTTATAGTACTTTCTTTAATATTTCTTTTTTCTTTTATTAGTTTTGTTAATTGATCCATTATATAATATAACTATATAATTATTTTTTTAACTAGTTTTAAGATTTAAAATATTAACATATAATATATGGAATTAAACAGAATATGCAATTGTTGTAAAAAAAAATATAAACACCCACTTCATTTTAAATTTTCAAAAGAAAGAAAAGAATATATGCAATATTTAGGATATTGTTCAGATTGGTGCTATTGTGGTGAATATTTAAAAGAGGATAATACATTAGCTTTAGAATCACTACGGGCATTTTTTAATGAACTTAAACTAAAAAAAAAATTTAAAAATATATAATATATATATATATATAATGTTGCCAACATATGTAATGAAAAAACATTTGACAGCGTTAAATAAAATTATAAGAAAAGAACACACCATAAAAGGTATTAGTAAAATGAAAAAAGATGAAGTCACAAGATTATTTAATGATTTATTTGAAATGAAAAATAATGAGCCAGTTTTAAAAACATCTAAATCTAAAATGGCATTAGATATTAAAGATATTTCTAAATTAACTTTACCAGTATATAAAAAATATATTAGTAAAAGAAGAGCAGTAACAGCTAAAAAACAAGAAACTAAGCCAAAACCAGTATTAAAAAAACAAGTTGTTAAAAAAACACCAGTAAAAAACCCACCAGTAAAAAAAAAAGAAACTAAGTCCAAAAAATTACCTAAGAGTTATTTAAATGTAAATTGGGATAAAACATTAAAAAATTATTATGATTCGTTGCCAGTGCTAATAAGTCAAGAAAATTATACTGATGAAAAAAAAAGAAAATTAAAACAAGAAGTAAAAAAAAAAGGGTTAACGATATTTAAAAATGATTTATTTTTTAATATAATTGTTGATTTTTTAAAATTCAAAAAATATAAAAGTAGATTAAAAAATTGGTTAATATATCGTGATGAAGTGTTGAAAAAAAAAATACCGGTAATTAAAAAACAAGAAACTAAAAAACAAGAAACTAAAAAACAAGAAACTAAAAAACAAGAAACTAAAAAACAAGAAAATTATAGTATATCAAATCCAAAATATAATTATATTAATAAATTAGTTGATGAAAAAATTAAAAACATTCCAAAAGATAAAATTAAATTTATGATTGAAGCTTTACAAAGATTAAAAAACAAAAGTGAAAAAACAAGTGGAGCATTTCTTTATAATGTTTGGGAACAATTTGAAACGAGAATAAATAATTTAATAAAATTATTCGGCATGCCTTATAAAGATGAAATAAAATTGGGTGGTCTATCAAAATGGGGAAATGATCAAAATTATATTTATTTAATTAAATGTTTTAATAAATTAACTAAAATTATAAGTAAAAATGTAAAAGGTTTAAATCAAAATAATATAATGTATATTTTAAGTCCTTATTATTATACTCTACGAAAAAGAACACAAGGCATTAAAAAAATCGGAGGTGCTTTTAAATTAGATAAAAAAATTAAAAATAATACTATTAATCCAATATTAAATTTTAATGAACATAATATAAAACCAACAATTTATAAAGGCGAAGTAAAACGCCCAATGGGGTATAAAGATAAAAAAATAAAAGATTATCTATTAAAAATATTAAAAGAAGATAAATACACAGAAGAGCAAAAAAAAAAATTTAGAACGCAATTAAAAATGATAAATGATAAATATAAAAGCTAGTATAAAATATTTAATTTTAGTTAAATTTATATTATATTCATTTAACTAAACTATTTAAAATAATATTATATATTATATAATAAATGGTAGATTTAGAAGAAATTACTAAAGATATTGAATCAATATTAAGCAGTATTACATATAAATCGATTGTATTAGATGCAATGAATCGATATAACACAATCAATATATGTAGCATTGGACCACATAGATATAAAATATCAAAAAAAAAATTAAGAACTGAAGCTGTGGTAAATTATATAAAACAATTATTAATATCATATAGAATTAGAGTTAATGATAATCCAGAACCTAGACGAGCGAGACCTAATCAAGGTCTTGGTAATAGAGAAGAAAACAGACAAGAGAACATAAATGATCCTCATTAAATAAATTTAAAATATATATATTAATATTTATATCTAATATTAATATATATTTAATGGCAACTAAAACAAAAATAAGTGGATATAAAAAAGTAAATATTGGAAGTAAGAGGAAAAAAAAGATGGTTCCTAATACTTATGTAAAAGGGCTTAGTCCACAAGATAAAAAAAAACAAATTAAAAGTATTAAAGAAAAAACAAAAAGACCTAAATTAAAATCTTTCAAAGGAAAAAGAAGCACACACGCTGCAGATTTTGAAAAAAAATACGGTGTTAAAATTACTAATAGGAATTGGATAGATAAAAATTTATTCAAAAAAAAAGGTCAAGATATCGTGTTAGATAAAGGAAAAAAAGCATATTTTACAAGTGGATCTAGACCTAATCAAACTCCCTATAGTTGGGCATATGCTCGTTTAGCAAGTTATTTATTAAAAAGAGGTGCATTTAAAGTAGATGGTAAAGCATTGTGGGAAAAATATAGAGTTAAAAAACAAAAAAAAATGAAATAAAAATTTAAAAAATATATAGAAATTTAAATAAAAAATGGAATTTAACTAAAAGGCTTAAAAAAATAATATATATATATAATATATAATAAAATGATCAATAAAAAGAATTCAAAATTCAAGATCATTCAAAATTCTAATGTCATCGAAAAATCTAAGGTCATCGAAAAATCTAAGGTCATCGAATCAGGAGTTGATAATATTTCAACAATTGGTGATTTATGGAAAAAAGAAAAAAAAAAAATAATTATTAATGTTATACTAATGGATTTCATAAGAAAACATTTTAATAATAAATATACTTTTATAAATGAAAAAGAATGGAAAAAATTAAATAATAAAGAAAAAATGGAGGGAAATAAAATAAGATATATAATATGGAAAAAGAATATATGGTTCAAAAAACAGACTATATATGAAGGTAAAAAATGTTTATTTTCAAATGATAAAACATCACCTTTAAAGTTATGTATTGAAATAAGAGATAAATTTTTTAAAGATCATCAAGTGATCGTCAGCGATACAAAAAATTATGGTAGGATGTATGCTTTAACAAATGAAGAAAATTTAATAAAATTATTACAAAAAAATAATGGCATATATGAGATTATTGAAAAAAATCAAAAACGAAAATTATATATAGATGTGGATGGATATAAAAAAATTGAAAATATTTTAAATGCATTAAAAAAAATATTACCAAATATTAAATTTTATATCAGTGGTTCAATAGGTCAAAAGGGTAAAATAAAAAATTATCATTCTTATCATATTTGTAGTAATTATTATTTTAATAATTTAGATGAAATGAGGGGGTTCAAAATTTATCTAAAAAAATTATCTAATGAATTAAATTTAAATAATGAAATTGATTATAATGGAGTTTATAAAAATAATGTAAATTTTAAGTGCGTTAATCAAAGCAAAAGAGATAATACAAAAAGAATTCAAGTAATGATGAATAATAAAAATATTAAAAAACATCTTGTAAAATGTATTGATAATGATGATATATTAATAAAAAAAGAATTCAATAAATATTTAATCGATGATATAATTAAATTTAAAATAAAAAAAGAAAAAAAAGAACATAAATTAGATATTAATGAGATAAAAAAAGTAGATATTAAACCACCTATTATTAATTTAAGAAAAGATTCAGCATTAAAAATATTAAGCCATATTTATAATGAGAAAAATTTAGGTTATAATTTATATTATATCATCAATTTATGGTGTATTAAATATAAAATTTCTTATAAAAATTTTTATAAATGGGGTTCTCGACCTTGGGGGGGTTATAATAAAGAATTTTATAATAAATGGGAAAAAATACACAATGAAAATAAAAAATTAAAAAAAATCAATATTACTACTGATACACATATTAAAACGATTTTAGAAAGTCAATATGGTAAAATTTTGAATCACGATTTGATTCAATTTCGAAAATCATTTTTATTAGATGATACATATGATATATTTTTAAAAGAAGAAGATCTAATAAATAAAAAATATATACCATATAAAATATATGATAAAATTAATTCTAAATATACTATTATTAATGCTGGTATGGGAAAAGGTAAAACATATTCAATATTGAAATATATTAAAGAAAATTATATGAATAAATCAGTATTAATAATTACTAATAGAATTAGTCTCAAAAATGATATATTTGGGAAACAAAAATTAGGTTTTAAAGATTATCAAGACAAACCACACGATAAAAAAGACGGCAAATTTAAATTAATTTGCGAAATTGAGAGCTTATATAAATATCAAGACAGTAATTTTGATTTAGTAATTATGGACGAGATAGAATCATTATTTTTAAGTTTTATGAATGATAGCACACATAAAAATGAAAGAAATAATTATTATTTACATAATTACGCTACATTTTATAACTTTTTAAAAAGTGCTAAAAAGGTATTTATGATGGATGCATATATATCAACAAGGACGACAAATTATATTAAAAATATTGATAAAAATGAAAAATATACAATAATAAGAACAGAAAATAATAATATACAAAATAGATCTTATACATTATATACTGCAGTAAATAAAAGAAATAAAGGAGGAATGGGTATTTATAAATGGTTATATGATATTGTTGAAGATTTGAAAAACGGAAAAAAATTATACATCTATTATCCACATAAAATAGGTAAATCTAGTATTTTAAAAAAAGGAATAGAAGATATAAGATTATTTTTACAGATATCAAGTGGATTAAAAGAGCATAATTTTAGAACTTATCACAGTGATAGTATATATAAAGATGATCTTAAAAATGTAAATGAAATATGGGCACAAGATGATATAAAGTGCGTTATTACAAATAGTTCAATTACAGTCGGGGTATCATATGAAAATGATAAAAAACCATTTGATAGAATTTATTTAAGCTATGAAAATTTTATAAATCCTAGAGATGTAATACAAACTAGTGCACGAATTAGAAATCCAGTAGACAAAAATATTCGAATTTGTCTATTATTAGGATTAGATACAGTGTTAAATGATTGGGAACAAACACCACCACCAGACTTTATATTGCCAGAAAAAAAGAAAGTTGATGATATGTTTTATTTTGATGATAATAAAGAGGAAATATATAATAGTTTAAGTAAATTATATGATAGTTTACTCTTAGAGTATAATAGCAAATGTGTAGAATGTTTATATATGTATTTTAAAATTAGTGAATATAAATGCATAGATATTAAATTTGGAAAAAATAAATATAAACAGTGGTATTGTAAATTGACAAAAGAAAAATTTAAAGAAGAATTAATGCAGTCCAATATGTGGGAATATTCTACCATTAAAAATATAACAGACGATGAAGCAAAAATATTAATGAAAAATGAATATAATTTGAAAAGTAAAAATAATATACAATTAAGGAAATGGCATTTTAAAAAAAATTTTAAAAGCAATGTACAAGCAAATATTATAAGAGATTATTGGAATAATGATAAATTTTTAAAAAGTGTAAAAGATCTATTAAATAATGCAAAATTATTAAAATATGTATTTGATACAGATATTAAAACAATACAAAATACAATTAAACATTGTAAATTAAACAATATTAGTTTAGTAGATTATGATGAATATGAAGAAACCGACTTATTAAAAATTAGTGAGAAAAAATATACACCAGAAGAAAGAGATAATATAAATAATATGTATTATACAGATAAAGATATAACTGATTACAAATTGAGAAAACGAATATGTGAGCATTATTTTGGTAATAAATCAATAGAGCGAGAAGAAATAGGTAAAGCAAAAATAAGAAAAGGAAAAATTATATTCAAAGCAAAAAATAAAATATTGAAAATATTAGATATAATTAATATTAAAAAAATTAAAACTAATGACCATATATATAATATTAATAAAGAATTAAAGACAGAAATTAAAAATAGACTCAATAAAAAATATGATAAATATTCAATTTTTTAAAAATAAATATATTTTACATTAGATATAAATATTTATAAATTAAGTGAAAAAAAAATTAATCCAATAAGTTATTTTTTGAATATTATTATATATAAATTAAAAATAACTTTTAGGCTTAAAATTACAAATTTATAAATTTTTATATCTAATATCTAATACTTAATACAAACAAAAATTATTTATAATTATATTTAATAGTGCATTTTACCAACTTATTAACAATATTATATATGAAATATAAAAAACAAAAAGTAATTATTCTATGTGTTTTTTTCTTGTTAAAAAATATATTTTACATTAGATATAAAAATTAATAAATTAAGTGAAAAAAAATTAATCCAATAAGTTATTTATTGATATTATTATATATAAATAATAAATAACTTTTACGCTTAAAATGACAAAATTATAAATAATTTATATCTAATATCTAATACTTAATATAAATTATTTTTTTTTAGAATTAATAAAAGTTTCATATGAATTATCTTTTTTAGTGCTATATAAGATCTCTGAAATATCATTCCATAATTTAATTTTTTTTGTATTTTTAGTTTTAAATATCTTATTCATTGGTTTTTGATTTCTTGTTTTTTTCTTGTTAAAATTTCTTTTTTCAATTTTATCAATTAATTGTTTGATTACGTTTTTATTCATATATACTTAATATAGATATTTTAAAAAAAAATATAATATTTAAGTATATATATATATGAGTAAATACGATAAATCTTTTGAAATTTTTCTGACAAATAAATCTGGAGATGGTTTAAAAGGACCTAAAACATTATATACATTTAATTTTAGTAAACCTATAATCATCCCTCCAATGTCTTCATATTCTTTGACAAATTTAGCATCTAATCGAACAACAACTAATCAAATATCATATGTGTTTTCAATTAATGAATTCCCTAATAAAGTTTACGTGGCAGACCAAAATGGGGGCCGAATGTTCAATGGGTTTTTATATATGACACCTAAACTTAAAAATACGACATCAAATGTATCAAAGCAGCATACATTTCATATATGTAATAAACAAGAATTGACCCTATCAACTATTACATTAAGAATTAGTGACATCGACGGAAAACCGCGATTTTTGACAACAAATGGAGCAATAGATGGTGGTGAAATTGAGCTAGGATTAAATATTAAAATTGAACAAGATCCAAGATATGAAATAATGAATATTCAAAAAAGAAATCAAGAATTGATGGCTGGTCTCATTGCACAACGTAAAGAAATTGAATTTAACCAATAAATTATATAAAATATATAGTTTTTATAGAAAATTTAAATAGAAAATATAGAAATAAATATTTTCTATATATATTATATTATAGAATGAGTGAATTAATTGAAGATCGTGTTATAACATCAATTCCCAGTGGTGAAATACAGCCATCAATTGAGGAAAAATTAGAAGAACAAAAAAAAGAAAATATTTTAGAAGTAAAAAATGTTGATGAATTACAATTAGATGAATTAGATGAAATAAATGAAATAAAAGAACCAACACAAATATTTAAAAGACCAATTCAGCAGCCAAAAAAGAAAAAACCATTAAGTGAAAGACAAAAAGCTCATTTATTAAAAATGAGACAAAGAAAAGCAGAAAAAGCAAAATTAAGAAAAAATAAAAAATCAATACCAAAAAAAGAAGTAGTTTATAATAAAGTTGTTGAAAAACCAATAGAAAAACCCATAATAATTGATACTATACCATTAGATAATAAAACACCAAATAAATCAGTAAATTTTAATTTTGATGAATTTTTAGGAAATGTAGATAAAATGATAAATGTATTAAATAAATGGAATGGTTCTAATATGAGACGACAAAATGAACCACAACAAATACAAAAACAAATTTCAAGAGTCCAACCAACTAAAAAAATACAAAAACCAATATCACAACCTAGTACAATGGATTTTTTGAACAGATCTTTACATAATAATTTTCGTCGTCCATTTGAATAAATAAATATATAGTTATATTATATATATGATGAATATAAAAAATAATAATACAGATACTAAATATTATTTAGATGACAAAACAAAAATATATAATAGAAGACATAATGAAGGTCAAGACTGGTTAAATGTTTATTATTTTGTAGACCGTCATAATAGACGCTTTATTAAATATAATAAATATTTCAGAAAAAATAGTTTATATTTTATTTCAGAAAGATCTAAAAATGATAAATTATTTAATTATTATAAAATTGTAAAACCTAATTTAAAAGATATTGATGATATCGCATTACCAGTCAGAAAAAATAATATAGTTAAAGTTTATAATCCAATATCAAAAATAAAAAAAAATAAAAATCCTTTATTTCTTACATTTGATTAAATAAATAATTTATATTATTATTATATATGCATAATAATATAGATCTGAATGTATTACCATTAGTAACAAATGAAGAAGGAACTAAATTAAAAATTCCAATCCATCCTAATATGCCAAATTTACAAAAAGGATTCGTTATAGCACTCATTGGTAGTAGAAATTGTGGAAAAACAACACTATATACCAACTTACTTTTAAACCCAAATATGTTAAATCGTGAAAACTATGATAATGCTTTTATAATAAGTCCAACGATATATAATGATAGAAGTGCGCAACATTTGCGAGACGCATTTAAAGGTAGTTTATATGATAATTATGATGATGAAATAATAAAAAATATTGTAGAATATCAACAAGCATTTGACGACGAAAATAAACCAAGAAGTATTTTAATAATAGACGATTGTGTTGGTTATAAAACAAAAAATTTAAATTATTTATCGACACGTTCTAGACATAACAATTTAAATTTAATTTTTTCAGTTCAGCAAACTAAATCTATTAAAAAACTTGTTAGAAATAACTTGACTGACGTATTCATATTTAAGACAAAAAATAAAAAAGAATTACAAGATATTTACGACGAATGGGGAGCAATGTATGGATCATATGATGAATTTTTAAAAATGTATAATTATGCGACGAAAGATCCATATAGCTTTTTACATTTAAAATTGGAAAGTAATCCACAAAAAGCATTTAAAAATTTTACGGAAGATATAACAAATTTAAACACGCGATAAAAATTAATATATAATATTATATATATATATGAGTAATCTATTGAGTAATTATAACATAAATGCTATGTCAAGCGATGGAATGATAAATGATTTAATTAATAAAAGAAATAGCACTTTGACAAGTGCATATAATACATTAAATGAAGAATTAAAAGCTAAATTTGGTAATATTGAGCAATTGGGTGGTGATATCGAAAAAATCAGTGGTGTAGTGGCTGGTGGATTAGCAAGTGCAAAAGGGATAAAAGAAAGTATAGAAAAAGTCCGTAAAAAATTTAAAAAAAAAAATAATGAAGATGAAGAAGGCGAAGAAGGCGAAGAAGAAGGTATTGATGATTTAGAAAATGTAGGGGAAAATTTAGAGGAAACAGCATCAAATACTATAGATAATGTTGCAAGTAGTGCAAGTGATGCTGTTTCTAATACAGTTAGTAATATTGGCAATATGGTGTCAAGTAAAGCTAGTTCATTAATATCTAGTGCAAGACAAGCTATTGAAAATGGATTAATGAAGGGTCAAAGACAGATTTCAAATGTTGTGAAAAATATTAAAAATATTGGTCAACCTAAAGAGGCTATCAATGTATATGATACAGAGCCAAAAGATCCAGAGGAAGGAATAGAAATGCAAGATTTTGGTGAAAGTAAAGTGCAAGAAGGGTCAGAATTTGAAAGCAAAGTTTCTGAAGATGCAGTAGATGAAGGAGCTGATATAGCAGAAGATATTGGTGAATCTGCTGGTGAAATTGCTGGTGAAACGGCTGGTGAAATTGCTGGTGAAGGAGCATTAGAGGGAGTTGGAACTGCATTAGATGCATCTGGATTTGGTGCTATTATTGGTGTACCATTGCAAATTTTAGGCGCAGTCGGTCTGATTTCATCAGTTGGTGCTGGAATCGGTACTGCAGCTGAGGCTGGTGCACAATTAAACGAAAATTTAAAAACCAATGCTGAAAATTTACAAAAAGCAAAACAACAAGCTGTAAATGTGGCTGGAAAATTTAGTATTCCTAGTTTTTCAAGTGTGAATGCTTTCAATATTTAATTTATATATAGTAATTCATAAAAATATATTTACTATTAATTTTTAATAATTTATATCTAATATTAAAACTTAACGAAATAAAAAAAAAATCTTATATAATAATATATATATATGAATACAAGTCAAATTAAAGTATATGAAGAAAGAAACTCAATTTATACACTCGGTGAGGAATTACATTTTTTTATTCCGCAAAGTGTGCTAATGATCAATCCTTTGGAAACATTTTTAAAATTCAATATAGCTGTTGGTAGTACAACTGAATTAGATGATACCACTGGTATTGCTAGTAATGAAAATTATCTAAAATTATTATTGAATGATAAAATTGGTGCAGTTTCATTAATCAAAGAATTAACCATAACAAGTGGTAATGGTGGTGTAGTATTAGAACAAATTGATAATTATAATAGATTGTCACGATTAATAGATGGATACACCGATAATCATACTATGGAGGAAAAAAAAAGAATTTTTGAAGGTGCAGACCACGTACGAGCACAAGAACATAATTTATTGTATAATAGTACTAATACAACTGATGAAGCAATGACAATGAAAAAAATTGAAGTTGTAATTCCTCTAAGATTAAGTGGGCTTTTTAATAACAAACAGCCTTTCCCATCTTATTTAACTGGTGGATTAAAAGTTAGAATTTTACTTGAAGATGATATTTATAAAGTTGTACGTGGAGCTTCTAGTGGAACTGGTGCAGAAGAAGCACCAGTTAATAAAGCTTTACAAAATACAGCAGTCGGATATGAAGAAAATTTAGGCGATTTTCGTGTTTATGATTCAACAAATTTAAATGGTGTGACTCCAGAATTGAATATTGTGAATACATATAATGAGGCTATAGCTGGCGATGCTGTGAATTCTAATTGTGTTGCTATTGAAGGCTCTAACGCTTTAAGTAGTTCACCTTTTAATGTTGGACAAAAAATTATTATTAGTGGGTTAACACCGTCCACTGGTGATATTGATGCAAATGGTAACTGTGTCGCAATCATAGATGAATTAGGGTATTCTAATGGTCGTTTTGAAATCGAGTTTAAAAATGCTATTGATTTTAGTGGTAATACATCAGATAATGTACACGTTAGAGTTGCAACACAAAATATGGAAGTCTCAAATGGTACTAATGTATTTGGATCAGATGTAAAACCAACTGTGCAATTAAGTGATATGGAATTTATCGTAGGTAGTGTAACACCAACACCACAGCAAATTAAACAATTAGAAAGTAAAGTAATGAGTGGAGGTTATGCATTTGATTTTCAAACATTTAGGGATTTTATGATTAATAATAATGCTGGTTCTACATTTATTTCAAATTCAATTTTATGTAAATTTAAAAGAGCAAAAGCCATCCTAAGTGCATATGAAGTTCTGGGAAAATCTAAAGTTTATAGGGACAATTTAACATCACCAGTTGATAATAGAGTTGCTCCTAGCTCGTATCAATATATTATAAATAATATTTTGACACCAAACCAAAAAGTTGGTCTATCTCGATATCAAAGAAATAGAGGTCAAAATGGCGGATGGGAACAAGGCCATATTATGGAGTTTGAAAGTGCTCTTGAAAGTCTTGGATATACAGTTAGAAATCTTACCAATATCGACGGTAATTTGATGATCGCTCGTGCTCTTTCTAAATATGGTCATACTTATAATTTAGCACAAAATCAAGGTGATTTAAGATTGAACATTGAGTTTACAACACAAAATGAAAATCTATTATATCATAATTGGGTAGGATATATTAAAACAGTAGTAATAAATAAAAGCGGTATCGTTGTATTATCTTAAATATTTAGTTTAAATATTCTTTAAAAATAAATATATAATATATATTATATAAATATGTCTAATTTACGAGTTATCAAAATCGAAAAAGCTGAAATCTATCCACAAAATAGTATGGCTACTTATTCATTTAGAGATGGTAGTCCAATCATTGAATTTTTGCTAACACCAGTGCAAAATAAATTAATTGATCCTACCACAATACGTCTTAATTTTACCGTAAAATGTGGTTATGGTTCTGGAACTGATTATCGATATGTTAATAATCAACAAGGATATGGTGATTTTAATGCTACCACGGGTGATTCAACTGGTAGTTTTAATAACCGAGTTGGTGTGGTCTCTATAATTGATAGTTTAAAAATTAGTACTATCCAAAACCAAGTCATTGAAGAGGTTAGAAATTATTCAAGACTAAATGCAACACTGATTCCAGTCCAAAATTCATTTAGTAAATATAAAAATGTTATCCCTCATAAATACCAATCATATGGAAATAGATTTGCTCAAGGTATCAGAAACAATTCTCCAATGAGTTGCTCAATGAATTTAAGAGCTGGTCTAATAAATACAACAACTCCTCTTAATGTTAATTCATATGGAGGTATTAAATTAAGTATCAATTTAAGTCCAGACAGTTTTGTTTTTAATTGCAATGATGAGTATAATGGTGTAAGTAATGCTAATCCAACCAATAGCGGTGCTGGAAAAGTATATTATCAGATTATAGATCCTACTATAACGTTTAATTATATGGTTATGAATCAACCTCTACCTATCACTCAAGTTGATCTCAAATATCCAGCATATAATAGTTTTCAACAAGTTGTTCATTCCTCTGATAATCAAAGTACACTAAATCTAAATTTACAGTCTGTTAGAACATCTTTTCAAAACTTTATTCCATCTAGTTTTATTAATAACCAACTTCAAGATAGCTTGGGAACACTAAAAATGCGAAATAGCAATGGTGGTGTTTATAATGAAAAAGTAAATATTCAAGAAGTATCACACCTTAGAAATGGTCTAAAATATCCTAAACAATTTTCAACAGATGAACGAGCTGTTATATTATTTGGAGGTAATGAAACACACTTGCTACGAGAGTTTATAACTGCAGTGAAAAGTATTGAATTAATTAAAAGCAGTTTGTTATCGTGTGGAACCCAAAAAGTCGGACAGAGGGGAATTGAAATTTCTGAATATAATCAAGCTGATAAAGAGGAGTCAAACGGTGAAATATTTGGTATCGGTAATAGATATGATAATTTAAGTATCGGATCTGGTGCAGAATTCAAAAATTCATCATATTCAGTAAGAATCGTGTCTGATTTAGACGGCAACAGTCCAAATTCAACATTTACATTTACGTTATCTAATCAAGGATTAATGGTAAACGGAATGAATGTTAATAGTATTATGTAATAAAAATTATCTTATGTAATTATATATGAAATTATATAAAATAATGAAGTCAACAAGAAAGAATAAAAAATATATGGTTTATGTAAAATCGAATAATAAAAGAGGATATAAATTAATTCACTTTGGAGATAATCGCTACCAACAATATAAAGACTCAACACCACTAAAATTATATAGTTATTTAGATCATAATGATAAACAAAAAAGACGACTATATTATTCTAGACACGGAAAAAAAGCATTAAAAGACACCCCAAAATATTTTAGTCATAAATACTTATGGTAATATTAGATATAAATATTAATAAATTAAGCCAATAAAAAATTAAGCCAATAAAAGAAAAAGTATTATATATATAGTATAATAATAAATAACTTTTAGGCTTAAATTTTTTTAAATCTTAAATTAATATTTTATATCTAATATATATATATAATATGGAAATTTCAAATGTTTTGAATATGAAATCTAAGGAAAAACAAAACCTTAGAATCGAGTCAGATATTTTAGTCCCTCAATATATAAATCAAACCGAGTGTGTATTCAATATCAGAAAAAATGGTATTTTGGATATTGGCTCACGTCTTATTATTGGAGTAAAAGCAAGTGATGGAAATACACAGTTGACAAATACTGCTGGTGTATATGCCATTATTCGTTCTGCAACTTTGAGAACTTCTAAAGGTGTAAATATTGCACAAACTCAAGATGTAGATTATTTACTTAGTATCAATAATAATTTCGTTGAACCATCAGTAAGAGAAAGACGAGGAGTGGTCGCAAATGGAACATACCAAAATTACCAATACACTAATAATGAAGATGACAGCATTAAAGGTGTATTAACTTATGCTAAAAATCCAAAAGGTCGCAATGGTATTGCTGCAGATACCACTGATTTAGTGCAAAGAGAAGCAAGATTTAGTATTAGTAGTGCATTATCGAGTGAATATAGTATAAAACTAAGTCAGTTGTTCCCCGAATTATTCCCTTTTCAAATTCCTCTATTTTTATTGGATGATCAATTACAACTACATTTAACTTTTACCAGTGGTGTTTCAACTGGTTCAAGAGGTTTAAATTCTACTGGTGTTAATGGTGTTGGTAATGTTAATACTGGTACAGTAAATTTACAATTAAATGAGGTGAAATTGCACTCAAATCATTTATATTTCAGTGATGATACTATGGATCAGTTAAGAATGATGAGTCGATCTCAAACTGGAATCATTATTCCTTATTCTGACTTTAATCTAATTAAAAATACTTATAGTGCTGTAAATGATCCAGCAGAAGGAGCAAGCACTATAGTAAAACATAGACGTAATTTAGGTTTATCTAATTTAAGATTAAGATATATGTTAGTACATAATTTAATGGGTTCTATAAGTGATAGTATAGAAGCTCAACCAAATACACGAGCTGGAGTTGGTAAATATGCTTCTCGTGGTCCAATGACATCAGATTGTGGCGTAGAAGCACAAATAGTAGTAAATAATGAAAATTACTACCCTAGAGCATTAAATACTTATGCTAAATTTTATCAAGAATTAGAAGATGTATATGGTATCCCAGCTAGCATTCCTCGTGGTGGATACTGTGCTGAAGGATCAGTTAATGATTCACAAGCATTATCGCAAATCGGTGCTGGTAATTTGCACGATATTAATAAAAATTCTGCTTGGACTAATCGTGTTTTTTATGGAACAAATCAAACTAATAACATCGCTCAAAATTTTATTATGGGTTTCAACTTTGCTACATCAAAAAGAGATAATGTTGGCGTAGGAATTCCAATTGGAGTACAGCCAGTTGAGTTCTTATACAATCATACATACACTAGAGGTAATAGCGGTGCTATCCTTCAAAGAATCTTCTGTTGTGTTGAAAGAATGATGGTTATTAAAAACGGAGAAATTATGACCACAAATTCTTAAACATTAGATATAAATATTTAAAAAATTAAGCAAAAAAATTAAGCCAATAAGTTATTTTTTGAATATTACTATATATAAATAATAAATAACTTTTACACCTAAAAAAAAAATAAAAAAAATATATATAAATTTATATCTAATATTATTCGGTTAAATTAGATTAATATAATATATTTTATATATATAATATATAAAATGGAAATTTACAAAAAAAAATTTAGTGATGATGAAAAACTCGGCGATGAAGGAGAAAGAATTTTAAAACCAATTATAGAAAAGATGTTTAATACTGAATTTTATTTTACAGAAAAAAAACATTATTTTGATTTTATAGATATAGATGATAAAATATATATAGAATTAAAAACAAGAAGAATAAAACATAATCAATATCCAACTTTATATTTTTCATATGCAAAAAAAAAATTTATTGACAGAAATCCTTATTATGATTATTATATATTTTTCAAATGTTTAGATGGTATTTTTTATTTTAAATATGATGAATATAAAATATTTACTTCTTATGGAGGTAGAAAAGATAGAGGAAAAGATGAATATAAAAAAGTTTGTAATGTTTATACAAAATATCTTATTAAAGTTTAATATAATTATTAATTAATTATATCTATATTAATATATATATGGATATAATTAATTATAAAATAATAGAATGTGATAGATTAAGTAGCCAAGATGTCAAAATTTTAGGAATTGATGCAGATAATAAAAGTAGTTGGACAAACATCATAAATCCTATTCAATTAAAAAAAGGAGACCAAATTAATCTAGAACAATGTATAATTAGTCAAAAAGGTGCAGATTCAAATTCTATCGAATTTAATGGAGAAAATAAGAATTCAATTGATGATAATTTTAGTTTATTAGAAATTGGATTTTATTTAAATAATAATGCTGTAAATACATTAGGTTTGCCATATGGTAAAGAGACTGGTGATCCAGTTCAAATAACCACTAAAACTGAATTTGACACATCAACATATTTGACAAATTCAGATGGACATAATGTACCAAATAGTTATTACATTAAAGCAACATATCAGCATCCAATATCTAATCCAAATTATACAAACCAAGGAATTAAATTAGATGAATTTGTATCTATAAATCCTTTCCAATATATAGATAATACTAAATATGTTAAAATAGATCCTTCATATGCTGGTTGGGGTAGAGATCCTAATACTGGAAAACGTCTTTTTACAAAATGTAAATTAATGACTGAGTGCATACCATTAAAATTAAAAGAAGGTTTTTTAAACCCTAATTCAGTGGCTGATAAGTTGACATTACAATTACAACGAACTTTACCAGCAAAAGATGATATAAAAACTCCAAAAATGAATAATGGATATGATCAAGAAATTTTAGCAGATAAAAAGGAAGTTAAGCAATTAATATATAATACAAATGTTAATTCAAATCACGATGAATTAAAAAAATTATATACTTTTAATGGATATACTTATAAAAGTATTTATGCAAATTTTTATCACGATGATTATGGGGAAACTAGATATAATATAGATCCTATATACAGTAATTTATGTGTTCAAAACCCTTATAAATATGTTTTTGGTGTAAATCTAATATGCGAAACTGATGTGTGGATACAAAATAATTTAGAAAGAAATTCTGATTCAGCTGATCCATTATTTGGAACTGATAATAATATTAATCCAGTAGATATGAGATTATATTACCCAGTGTTTTTTTGGAGTAATTATTTATATAATGGTGAAATTGACAATAATATTAATAACTGGGATATTTATTGTCCTAGTTCATTGTCTATAGATAATAATGGTGATGGACCAATAACTGGTAATATTTTAACATTAAGAACAAGTTTAAATTATAATGATAGTTTAGAATTTGATAGGATATATATAGGTTCAAGTCTTAATACAAGTTTTACAAAAGCATTAGTGTTTAATGAAAATAAAAATTTAATAGTAATAGATCAACAACCAATAATGTTTGCTATAGATTATCCTATTGTATATCAAAATGGTCAACCATTTGATTATAAATTGATAATAATGTGGAATATAGTCCCAACTTTAAGTATATGTGATATATGGACTAATAATAAAAATGGTAAAAATATTACAATTACTAATAAAAATTTTTCAAATTATAATGATATTAATGATGGTGTAATACAACTTACAAGTGATGAATTAAATATTAATTGGTATTTATCTTTTACTAATAAATTATTTACACAAGGTACAATAATAAATAAAAATGAACACGCAAATTCATCTCCTATTGCTAATTTTACATTATCTGAAGATTTTACTATAAATATAACAACATTAACTAATGGTTATAATTTACCAAATGTCGGATTATCTCCTAATAGATTAATATGGACAGATGATCAACAAACACCTATTTTAATAAAACAATTTCCAACTTTACAAAATGTCAATATAGTATGGTTTAATAATACTGTTTTTAATTATGATTTTTATATTACAAATCGGGATGGTAATCCAGCTATACCAGAAGGTCATATTTATTTTGCCTTTAATAATCGTTCAGAAGAGGGTTTATGCTATGGAAAATGGTTTGTAGAAAATAATCCAAATACATCTTTAGAAGGATATGGAACATTTGAATTAAATAGTATATTAGGTACAATTACAACAACTGATAGTAATACAAATCCATCGATTAGAGTATTCACTAATGGTGGTGAAACAATATATAATTTTAGTGATTGTAATATAAAACCAAGTAATATAAGTAAAATTATTCCTACTGGATGGACTTTATTAGATGATAAAAAAATAAATGCACTTGTCAACGGGACTATAGTAAACAATACTAAGTTTTTTCATCTTACTACTGAAAATAGTATGCCAGCTAATTATAATGGAACATCAACTATACCTAGTAAAAATTATAATTTAATTAATGGAGATACAGCAACCATAACTACATCTCAAAACATACGATTAAAAAACTCAACATCTAGATTAGTAAAACACCAAGTATTAATTACAAATATAAAATTAACTTGGGAAAATATATATATAATTGAAGAATGGATTAAATACAATAAAATATATAATGGAAATAAAACTAAAAAATCTGAAATATTGAAAGATAATAATAATTATTATGTAAATGTTGATATAGGAAGAACAAATGATGATCTTATAAATACAACACAACCAAATGATACATTCCCAGTAGTTCCAGCTTATTTAAAAGATAAATCAACAATGGGAATATCAGACGGGATTGATAGTGATAAAAATATTGGTGCTGTTTGTCCTCATACTAAAGCAGATATTAATAATAGACAAGAAATACAAATTAGAGCCACATTTTTTGATAAATATTATGACGAAAATGAAGTGCATTATGAAGGACTTTTCACAAATCGTTATAATGAAATTAATCAAAATACGTATGGTTATGCGTCATTAGTTGAAGAAGATTTACCAACAATAAAGGATAAAATAGATTATCTTCGAAAAAAAAATATTGGAATTATACCATTAGGTGGTGGTTTGAATATTAAAAGTGATGGATTAGAAGAAGTTTTCACAATTGGTTTTTTAGTTCATAAAAATTATGTAAGAAATGAATTATTAAAAATTCAAAATTTGACTTATTTTGGTTTTAGTCCTATGTTCTGTGATTCACCACAACTTGTCCCAATGAGTCGATTTAATTCGTCTGGTTTTCAAACTGGAACAGCTCCATCTAATGGCAATGATGATATTAGAAATATGGCTAATTTTATAAATATAGGATCAGTTAATCCTACAATTACATTTAATCAAAATTTTAGTCAATATCAATTAAGTGATTTTCATACACCAACTTATCAAAATGAATATAATTCTAGTGCTGATGATGCCGGTAAAATTGTTGCAAGATTACAAGATCAGACGATATTATTTCCATCTTGGTTTCAAAATATGCCTATAAATTCTTCGATATATAATCCTCCTAATACGTGGGGAATTTCAAATTTAGGTATAAACGACAGCCAAAGTGGTATATTTATTCATAATATTTATGGTCAAAAATCGAATATATTAAATGATGTTGTCGATAAAGATGATACAAATGCAATAGAAATAACCCCAAATAATTATTATGATTGTTTATGGTTTAAATTAGGTTTTACATATTATGACTTAATACCTATTAAATTTTTAGATAATGATTTTAGGAATAGATTTTATGATTTGTATTATAATAACGTTGATAATATAGAATATCGTCAATTAGCATTAAAACCTTTTACAACAAACTCAGACATTGGAATATCAGAGGCAATATCAACTAATATATTTGGTTTCGATAGTCAATCACCTTCTAATAATCAAACATCTTTAATTGGTAAACCTAGATTTGGTTTAGGATATAATAATAATCAAGAAGTCGCTTTAGAGGTCTCAAGTGCTTTTATGAGTGCTACAAGTATACCAGTGCAAATATCAACACCATATTATAGAATATATACTAATTTACCTATCCATAATTTAAATTATCAAAACGATGGCAATAATTTATCGTGTGTGGGATTGGGGTTGAGAAATTATGCTAGTTCATCATTTTATTATTCATATGCTATGTCTTATAATGCTACAATTACTAAAGACGTCACTATTACCGAAATAAAAACAGAAATAAGAAATATCGATGGTGTAGTTGCTAGAAATTTGGGCGATAAATCATCTGTTATATATAAAATAACACAACAACAAACAATTGGAAGTCCACAAACACCTCAAGAAATTGAATTATTACAACAAATAAACAATGAATTAAAAGAAAATAATAAAATAGAAACAAAAGAAAATTTTTTCGAAAGATTAAAATTAGAACAAGGTGAAATGCAAGAATCTAAACAAAATGAAATGACAACAAATTTAACAGAAGAACAACAAGCAATGGAAAATTTAATTTATAATATAAAATTAAAAATAATTCAAAAAATAGTAAATAATTCAATAGTAAATATAAAAAAGGGCGAAAGACCACCAAGAGATGTTGTAAATGACACTTTACGAGATATAGCAAAAAATTTAGCTACATATTTTTATGACAATAGAGATAAATTAAGAAATATTGAAAATAAATTATATAATGAGGGCGAACGTGCTATCAATAGTCCTTCATTTAAAAATTTTATTAAAACTTTAAGAGGTTTTATGGTCAATGTTGAAGGTGAGTTAATAAGATCAAATACACCTTTACCGAGAGGATCATTTGTTATAGACGATTTAGGATCAAGAATAATATTAGATACAATAAATAATTCTATTACTCAAAAAGGTAAAATACCATTAACTACTGAATTAGAATCATTAGTATCGAATTTATTTCAAGATAGTCAAAATATTAAAATAATTGGTGAACTTAAGAGAAAAGAAATTATTAATACTATTGATAAATTTAATCCTTTAAAAGTAAGATATAAATTAGGTGAAAAAAATACAAAATTACCAAAAAATATAGAAAAATTTTTAAAAAATGAATTAAAAATTAAAGAAGTGGATATGAAAAAAATAGCAACAAATAAAAATTTAAAAAATCTTATTCAAATCTATAAACAAGCACAAGAAACTATAGAACCAGAACAAAAATATATATCATTAAATTCAATTTTTAAAATATTAGAAAATATGGGTATTAATATATCTATGCAAAAAATACAAAAGACATTAGGGTTAATTAAAAAAAAACAAAATCAAGAAGATCAACAACGTGTAAAAACAACAGAAACAGAAAAAAGTAATGATGATACTTCAAATACTAAAAAAGATGATTCAAATATTAAACAAGATGATTCAAATATTAAACAAGAAAAAGAATAATATTAAAATTTTTTTAAATCTATCTTATTTTATTTTTATCTAATGTTAAAGTATATATAAATGAATATGACAGAATTAAATAATAATTCTTGTAATGAACCGCACTGGTATTCATATATAAGTTATGCATTAAACCTTTTTTTATTAGCTACTACTGTGATATCAGAGTATATGGGACACTCAAAATGCAAAAGTAATGGCATAGTCGATGGTATAAAAAGGAGCGTAAGTGGTATTCCAGATGTTCTTCCTACAAAAGAAGCAAAAGACAAAAAAACAATATTTGACAATACTGAATTAATTTTCTCTTTATTCGAAAAATTTCAAGAATTTAATAAACAACGAGTAGATGCACTAATTTAAAGATAATATATCTTCGTCTATGCTAAGACACATATATATATCAAGTAAAGTGGATAACGAATCATATAAAAAAA